TTGTCATGGGTTCATGTAGTCTAATAACCTGACCTATAAGTATTGTCCAACCCTCTGAGTGTGACAGCACCCTTTCTTTAGCATCATGCGTAATATTATCAGCAGTGACAAGATAGTCTCTACCTGCTTGTATTCTTATATCTGACTCTGCGTCTATGTTTATACCTGTTTCGTTTGCTGCATTTGATTTCAATACAATACGACTAGCATCAACAGAGAATGTACCTGCACAACTGACACGGATGTCACCCATTGATATAATGTGTAATGGTGCATTGTCACAGTTCTGTATAATTTGAGAACCCATTGTGCCATTTTCTTTATTCTCATCCCTACTAGAGTGCAACTCAAATCCACCATCTCTGAATAATCTGAGACGAGAGTCTGCTTTACTTGCATACAGTCCAATATCTCTCTTCCTTACGACATCAGTGTCCTCTGCACCCATTATAAAATTACCACTCTCATTATGACTTATGATAATGGGAGGTATTTTACTTTTGTTTGGATTTGTTTTCGCCATTAGTAGAATCTAGGACAACTGATTACATGAATAATTCTTGCCTGAGGTACAATAGGATCAGCATATGCCTCACGCTTGACAAACTTAGTTATGGGTAATATTTCTGCACCTACACCAGTATTAGTTTGCACTGATAAGGCAGGTATCTCTGATAAACCTTGATCTAATTTACCACTAGCACCCACGATTCTACCATTTTCTATGACTGGTGTCATTGTTTGACCGCTATCACTGACAATCAAATCACCATCCTCATAGTTTGCACCAGTGGATAGCACCTTGATACCAACCACTTCACCTATTACATCTACACCCTCAGTATCTGCTACCTGCTCTGGGAACAGATAGTCTGAACCAGGATTTGTAACTATGATGTTGACTACATGACCATCCTCTACAACTGCCTCTGCTGTAGCACCACGTCCTATGTCACATTCGTCAACAATTGATACAAAAGGTGCTTCTTCGTAATCCATACCAATCTCTGACATGTTTACACCAATCACCTCTCCTATCTCATTTACCACAGCATCTGCTGCTGCACCAAATCCACCACCACCAAATATTACAACTTTAGGGGGTGAGCACTCTTTACTTGATACATTACAACCACCAACCAAACCTGCTAATGGAGAACCACCACTGGCAGTCCCTACTGTCAATCCAATACCTGCTACATTAGGGAATGATAATCCGACGATATCGTCTAGTAGATTAGGTAAACCACTACCACTAAGGGTATGAAACTTATCTAATATACCATTGAACTTCATGACATTCTTCATATCAGGACCGCCATTGATAACAAAATCAAAGGAGTCAGAACACTTACCACCAGTACAATCGAAGAGTTTGACTGCTGCATTTACTCTACCCATAGCAGTTGCCATCAAACCTTGGAAACTTGGCATTGCCTTACCAGTGAAGGCACTCAATCCAGCGAGTATAGGACCTATTGCAGTCTGTATCATATTGTTGAGACCTGCCATCAATCCACCTAGGAATTGCTCTGCTGCACACAAAGGAACGTTCAGTATATTACCCAACAGACCTTTGAGAAACTTCTTGACGAAATTCGTGAGACCATTCAGAACATTCTCCATAGCACAATAGAAACCATCTTTCAGTTTCTTTGCTTCTATTTGTTTTTTTGCAAAGTCTGGTTTGAGAAAGTCAACTGCCTCATCTACTTTATCATTGATCTCTTGGAATGCTTTGTACCTCACACCACGTACTATACCTGCCATCGCACCTGATATTTCTTTTGCTGCCTTGTCAATCTGAATGTCTATGTTTATAATTTTACCTAGTGCAGGGTCTATGTACCCATCAGAAAATTTTTCTAGTTTGTTTATCTTATCAAAGAATTTTTGTAGTGACTTAGATATGTTTGACTGCTTCTCTTTAGCATCCTCACATGCACCTGATGGCACTTTGACCTTGACTTGCTCATTGTCAAGAATTTTGAGTTTAGATTTCTTCTTCTTGTTATCCTTGTCTCTAATATATCCATTACTGTCTATGATGACACCAGATGATTTTTGTTTATCATCAAAACTAAGTGACACACCATCAGAATTCTTGATTAGATGATCGAATGACAGTGCACCAAAACCTGTTGTACCATCTTTCAATGCTTTCTTATAGTCTACAACGTCATCTATGTTATAGTTTGCGTAGAATGAACCTATAACCACAGGTTGTTGTGCTTCTTCACCGTCAAGAAAGAATCCAATAACCATCTCACCACCCTGTAGGGCGAATGATGTACCTGTATTGTTATTACCTGCACCGAACTGAGGTGACACAAGAAAATGTGCCCACGGTAAATTTTCATCAGAGATACCACCCTCCTCTTCGTTTTCGCCAGGATGGTATCCAAGAATTCTTATCTTTGCTCTGAATCCATTGTCAAAGTTTTGATTGTTCTCAGTTCTCCATACTTTATCAGGTGCAACCTGTGCTATGAACCACTGAAAACCATCCTTTCCAAGGAATTCAATATTTGAGTGTCTAGTCTCAAGCATTAGTCATCGTACACCAAGCACTCTGGTTCATCAGGGTGCATTTCACAGAATAATTCTAATGCATTTGGATCGTGATGATCACCTGCTTCTATCTCATCATGATGATGATCGGAATATACTTCGAGTTCATGTAACTCCTCAAGCATATGTCTCTTCATTGGTTCAGAAGTAGATGGATCAGCAATCACTTCCTTGTCATGTCGAATGTGGTCTTCGATTGTTTTCATGTTACTCGTGTATGGTAAATGAATCTCTTACGAGAGTGAGTCCAGTATAGTCACCATCAGGGTTTCCCATCTCATGCGATAATCTAGCAATCATGTAGTTACCACTTTCAGGTGAGTTCTTAGCGAGACTCCTATCAGTATTTATGTTAGGAAAATCGACCTTGAGCATCATACCTGCCCTAAGTGAGAGATTCATAGGAACTGTAATATCAAGCATTTGTGAGAATAGAGCAGAGTATCTTGCCGATGCTTGTGCCTGTGTCCTTGCTTGATCTTGTGGTGTTGCTATCTCTGACCCTTCTGCAGGTGTAGTGGTAGTTCCCTGATCAATCGTTCCCAAAATGATTCTAGAATAAAAATCTCTATAATCTTTTGGTGTCACATCCTCATCATTTGCTTTCTCTACGCTCTTATTATACTTGAAGTTATAGAAGTGAACCTTACGAGTTATGATATCGTAATACCAGTTCGCTGTGCTATATGAACCTGCTCTCATTTTCTTTATGATATCATGACTCTCTTTGAAGTTCGGTTCGCTTGCCAGCATGAAATTGTTCTTAGGATCAAGACCCTCTTTGAACGGTGTCATCTTGTAAGTATATTTCTGAGGTTTAGCAGCAAATAAAGCATCTATACTCTTGAATTGATACCCATCCTGTGTCTCGTAGAAAAGAAATCCAGCAGAACCTGTATTAGCACTACCCTTTCCAACAGTTGTGGGTATAGATTTCCTACACAAATCTGCTATGCACTTGAATGGTCTCCTGTAATTACCAAAGAACTCACATTCATTTGAAGTTTTATCTACTGTTACCTTTGCACCTATCAATTTTACAATACTCTCAACACTATCAGATATCAAACCTGTATATTTTTTTGTGACTCTTGTAGTATGATTTGATAATGCTGTTTTTGTCTCACACACCAATGTGTATATCTCTCTCTTATTATCAACCGTGTGCCCTATGATATTAGATACAACTAATTCTAATGTCAGATCACCCTCTTGACTAGGATGCTCAAACTTCAATAAGACTGCTGACCCACTTCTCACTGGTAGTTTATTGATAAGACCAAATGCATCTATTACACTTAGCTCTACATGTAATGCAGGGTCTATGATATCCTCGTAGTATTTGATGTAACCTAGTTGTAGACCTATGTCAAGAAAATCTCCACCACGATCATCAGGAAATACTTTGAATTCCTTGATAACGTGTCCTTTAGTCCAGATTACATTCTTATTCATGCTGTAAGTGATGCAGTGAACTCAGCATATTTAGTCATGGTTGAGTAGGAATCAACACTGCTAGGATTCATGGTCACAGTGCCATTGTCTTCTTGTATGTTTACTTCTGTTCCTCCGCTACCACCTTGTTGAATGAGGAATATTTGATTTGGTGCGAGGGCAATATCAGTGCTGCTAGGTGGTTCTATATTACTTGATAGGTCGAGGTTTTCAAAACTTCTTTTATTATTGAACAACCTTTTCTGTATATTTCTAGGTGCAAATTTTCTTAGAGCATCATCAATGATCTTCAATGCCTTCTTAGCATCTTGCAGTCTTATCTTGGTAGATTCTTTCGGAGATATCTCCATCAACTTATTCAAAGTTCTAATTTTCTCTACGATCTCACTTCTCTTTATACCTAACATTCTATTGAATGACCCTATGTTTTTTGCAGTAGGATCCATTCTTTTCAAGAACGCTGCTGCTGCCTCAACTTGAGTCAATGCTTCTCTACTCAATTTAGTAGGGTCAAGAGTCACTCCCTTACCAGTTGCCCTAGTTATTTCATTGATGATTTCACCTGCCATAGGGTCTTTCTCCAATGCTTTCAAGGCATCATCACTCATAGGATTTTCTAACAAATTCTTTATCTTCTTTTGTAACTCAAGATTAGCCTTGTTCGCTTCTAACTCTAATCTTTCTTTCTTAGTAAGATTTCTTATAATTTTTCCTTTCTTACTCAATCCTGGTGCACCCTTTTGACCAGGTACTATATTACCTCTCTTAGTAAGAAAAGGACTATTATTCATTCTAGTGAGTTGATCCTGTCTCTTCGCATCCTTGAAGAGCACTTGAAGTTGCTCTTTCAATGGTAATTTCTTGAATGATGCTGGTTTTTTCTTTATCAGTTCAAGAATTGCTTTTTCAGATCCTCTTGATTTACCTCTAGTAAACACTGCTAATGCTATGAGACCTGCGACTGCTAATGTTATCCCTACATTCCTGACTGCTGGTCTTTCAAGAAAAGGAGTTTTAGGTTTTGGTGGGGGTATTCTTCTACCCCTGCCTTGTTCTTCTTCTTCATCATCACGTCTTCTTAGAACTAATGCTCCCGAAACATTCTCAAATTTATCCAACACTCTGTCAAAATCATCAAGTGCATCAGAGAATAAAGTTTTTTGAGTTCTCTCAATCGCTCTCTCTTCCTCAAATTGTCTTCTCCTATTAGCACCAGTGAATAGATCTGCTATCCTACCACCTGCAAGACCACCTATTATAGCACCACCAACACCACCTATCGCTGTACCAATCGGACCTCCTACTGCTGTGCCTAGTATGGCACCATACTTAGCACCTGCTAGTGAACCTGCTAGACCACCTGCAGCACCCACACCTGCTTGCACGTTAGATTGACCTTCTGCACGTCTTCCTATAAAATCTAATCCAGTACCCACAGCAGCAAGAGGTCTCGCCAATCTACCCAGTCTTCCCACCCTAGATAAACTAGATGTGCCTCTTTGCATTCTGAGTAGTTGAGAAGGAG